TCCTTTTTTATTGAAAGTAGTGACCTATTTTAATACGAAAGGGACATACCTCTACCCTTTCGTTAAAAGATACCTGGAATAATTAAATTATAGACATATCAAAGCACCGGACTGATCTTAGTCATCAGTCCGGTGCTTTTTCATTATATAAGGCAGATTCCGTTATGCGCTTGCCCGCCGTTCAACAAACCACCGGCCAAGATTGTTCCCAGTTAGATTGGTGCTGCGCTCAAAAAACAGGTAGCTCTGCTGACCACCGATCCTCACAGTGTACCGATCCCCCTGACCACCGGCTTTCATTGCCGCTGCCTGCCGGATGTCCAGCACGCGGTCTATCGCAAACTTAGTGCCGTCTTCCCAGGTAATTTCCCTGGGAAGCAGAGTACCGTCTTCAGCGAAGTCAGCTTTCACCGCAACGTAAACCTTGATCGGTCTAAGGGTAGATTTCTGATTCATCCGGTACCTCCATATCACGTAAGAAATTGCTCCGTGCGCTTATCGGCGGCTCGGTCAGTTTATAGCCCTTCCACTTCATAAGCCTGAACTTAAAGTCTAACAGTTCCGCTGGCACATAAAGCGCGGCAGCAGCAGAGAAAAATGTTGTATCCCTATTTAGCACATCAAATACAGAGGCATCGTCCAGCAACAGTTCAGCCGTAAACAGATTTGCCTCTTTCTCCAATACGGATGTCTGGTCAAACATCCGCACCTCATGGAAGGTCTGTATTCCGGCTTTCCTATGAAAAAGTGCATGGCAAATCTCATGGGCAACTATTATTTTTTGAATGACCTCCGGGAGGTCGCTGTTTACGGTAATCGTCCGGATACGCTTATGTTCCAGAAAAAAGCCCTTCACGGCGTCGGGGGATTTCCCCATCGGTTGGAATATCAGTTTTATGCCCATGGCATGACACAATCGGAATGGATCACTTTCACCATACTTGCGTTTGATCCCGGCTACCGCTTCGCAGATGTCTGCGTAAGTCAATTTGGTTCCCTCCTTTTCAGGGAATAGGGTCATATGTAGTCTACAGAAAAATGTGTCCAATAAAAAGGTCAGTTAATTCTTACGGCCAAATTTCTGGCTTGCTTCTTCCTTACAGGTTATGTATGCCTTCATGACGGCCTGGAAGAACATATCCTTCTGTTCCTGAGACAATTCGCCGCCAGCAAAAAGCGCAGTATTTTCCTCCAGTAGTGCATCGATGTCACGGGCACCCTGGGCTCCGTAACGCTGATGGGCGGCTTCAATATATCCATCTTTCTCAATGTCAGCCAACGGATCTTCACAGCTGTCATCAGATAAGAATTTTACAGATACTTTCAGAGCCTTTGCCAGTTTCATCATGGTGGACTGACGGGGGCTTTTTTCGCCCTTTTCATAAGAAATGACAGTCCTTGTAGACACGCCCACCAATTCTGCAAGCTGGGGCTGAGTCAGACCTAAAGCAGACCGAGCATCCAACACTTTTTCAGCAAACGACTTCATATATTTTCGCTCACTCCTTATTCTATTATTTAGTAAAGTTCATTAAAGTTCATTTTGATTATTGACAGAAGTTCACGAAAGTGCTATATTAAACACGAACTTTAGTGAACTTTGTTGCTATTATACAACTGCGACCTAAAATTGTCAATAGTAAAGTTCAGGAAAGTACATCAAAGTGCAGCAAAGTACCAATTTTAGGAGGGCAGCGCAAGTGATGAAAGAGAGAACGATCCTTCATAGCGATCTGAATAGTTTTTACGCTTCCGTTGAAATGATGCTCGATCCCACTCTTCGCGGTAAAGCAATTGCCGTCTGCGGCTGTACTGAGGATCGGCACGGCATTGTCCTGGCGAAGTCCGACCTGGCAAAGAAGGCCGGTGTAAAAACCGGTATGGTAAACTGGGAAGCAAAGCAATTATGCAAGGATCTGATCATGGTACCGCCCCACTATGACCAGTACCTTAAATACAGTAAGCTGACCCAGGCCATCTACCAGCGCTATACCGACCTCATTGAGCCTTTTGGCATGGACGAGTGCTGGCTGGATGTAACCGGCAGCAGCGTGTACGGCAATGGTGTGGAAATTGCAGAGAAGATCCGGCGCTCTTGCCGGGAGGAACTGGGACTGACCGTCAGCATCGGTGTATCCTACAATAAAATCTTCGCCAAGTTGGGCAGCGACCTTAAGAAGCCGGATGCCATCACCGAAATCCGCAGGGATACCTATCAAGAGCAGATCTGGCCTCTGAATTGTAGCGAGATGATCTACTGCGGACGAGCCACCACAGCGAAACTGGCCAAGTACGGCATACACACCATCGGTGAGGTTGCCGCCACCGATCCTGCCTTCCTTAAGCGGCTGCTGGGGGTTAATGGTGTAGCCCTCTGGCGGTATGCCAACGGTACCGACCAGTCCAGGGTCATGCACCGGGACTTCGTTTCTCCAGTCAAGTCCATCGGCCATGGCATCACCTGCACCGCTGACCTTGAGAACGATGAGGAAGTGTGGAAGGTCATCCTGGAACTTAGCCAGGATGTTGGCCACCGGCTCCGGGTGCATGAGTTATCAGCCCGTGGTGTCCAGATCCAGGTTCGTGGCCATGACCTGCTCGGTAGCCAGTTCCAATGCAAGCTGCCGTTCAAGACCCAGCTACCCTCGGAGATCGGCGCAGTCGCCCACAGACTGTTCCAGGATCGCTACCGCTGGGGCAGTAAAGTCCGGGCCGTCTGTGTGCGGGCCATCGACTTGGTTCCCCAGAAAGACCCCGACCAACTCTCTCTGTTTGTGGACACCACTCGGCTGGAGCGTCGGGAGCGGCTGGAGGACACTGTGGAAGAACTCCGTAGACGCTTCGGGAAGCACTCCATCACCTACGGCATCCTTATGGGCGACCTCAAGATACCGGACGATGGTCGCCACAGCGTGAAAATGCCGGGATTGATGTATCAGTAGAATAATTTGTCGTCAACTGTCGAAAATTGACCAAGGAAACAATTTACAGATTATTCATTGAATTTCTGGAAAATGTGACCTACATCTATTGACCGTTTAGACAATTTGTGTTATAGTATAGCCAAACAACGACAAGGAGTGACGCTGATATGTTTGATAAGAAACGCTGCATCGCTAACATTTACCAGCTCGCCAAGGAGCGGGGCATTAAAATTGGAGATTTGGAGAAAAAGGCTGGTGCCAGCGCCGGTTACCTCTCCCGTATCAATAAGGATGACAACAACGCTTCGCCCTCTATTGACTTCATCGCCGCCGTTGCTAAGGAGCTGGGAGTGACTGTGGATGCGCTCATTAAGAACGACTATACCACGCCTACCGCCACGGAGATATATCTTCTGGGCTTCATCGACAAGCTGCTGTCCCGCACCAACGCGGACGAGCTGGATTGGAAGAGAGAACCCGTTTCAGATCTGCGCGATGTTGGATTTGATCCTGATGGGGACCCCGCCCACCCGCTGTTCACCTATGGCCCGAACGGTGTACACTCGGCTCCTGTCTATAATTCCAGATTCAACAATGATTACGAAATCTCTGGGGATTGCTTCCACCTCAAGATGCCTGGTACCGATAATACGGTTTTGTATCTGATGTGCGCGGATATGCCAGGCGGTAAGGAGTTGCCCTTCGGAGGAGATGACTACGAACTGTACATAGTCAAGAGATGGGACGTAAAGCCTCTCTGCCATGCCGACCCCGAGAGTTCTCCGTTCTTCACGGCATTGCACCAGCTTTACGCGGCAGCAGCGGAGTCCTGCAAGCATCCCAAGCTCGACCCCGAAGTTATGCGGTCCATCGACTTGTTTATGCAGGCAGCTACCATTGAGGATGATGAAGACGGAGAGTTGCCGTTCTAAGAGCAAGGAGGATAAAATGAAAAAGAATCCAAAAGCAATTTATACAACCCGCGAGGGTGAGAAGCCCCTCTTCTACAAGGCTTTAGTCGATGGTGTCTTGTCCGCTGCCTATGTGAAAGATGGGAAGCTCATCGCCCACGAGCCATGGGAATCCGTGGAAAGCCAGATGTACTCAGGCCCCTACATGGTGTTCCACACGGAATCCAATGCAGTACTTGACCGTCCGAGGGCGTGACGGCCAGTCAATAATTACTCTCTCCCCCTGGACGTGCCGTTCATGATGTAAAAGGCCGAGGTGGATTACCGCAGCAATACCAGCTGCGGAGTCTGCCTCGGTCTTTTTGTCGTTTTTGGGGAGAGAAAATGGAGGTGATGCCTATCAGTACCAAAGAAAGGAGGATGGCCTATGAGAGAGGGCTTCAGAGAATTACGTAACCGCAACCGACAGCTCCTGTGCATCGCAAACGACGGCACAGGCGAGGTCGAAACCCAGGGGCCGCACAAGTCCAGTTACTGTTTCAGTATCCCGATTGGCGGCACATTTACTGTAGTCCGTGATAATGTGGTTTCCCTGGTCACACGGACAGCAACATACTTCACTGTGGCGGACAGCATCGCCGCTTAATTTCAAAACAATAGAATCCGCAGAGCTGCGAGACGGCCTGGATTTAGTTCAAACCCGTTATGGGTGAACTATATCCCGGCCGTCTTTTTTGTTCTCTACGGATGGTCGGCTCCTGCGGATTCCAACGAATCTGAAAGGAGCCAAATTTATGACAACCAATGAAAAGCAGTACTACATCTACATCCGTTCCCTGAAGGAGCGCGTCCCCGTCACCAAGGAGGAGTTCGACAACTACTACCGGGATATCAACGCCTACCGCCAGAAGGAGCAGTACCACAAGCGCTGTGTCTGCCCCAAGGCTAAGTTCCTGGACTGCGACATGGACTGTGCCACCTGCCCCTACCACCGCCCCGGCGACCATCTGGTTCTGGACTATGTATCCGTCGATGAAGACGGCAATGAATCCTGCTGGTCGGACAACCTGGAAGACCCCTCTCCCCTCTTGGAAGATGCGGTAACAGACGGCATCCAACTGAACCAGCTCCTGAATCGAATTAATGAGCTGATGCCCCAGGCCGTCCAGATCGGACAGCTGCGCCAGCTGGGCTACACAGAAGAGGCCATCGCCGCCGAGATCGGTGTGGGCCGCAAGACCTATGCCTACCGTCTCAAGAAGCTCAAGGCTGCCCTGGAATCTGAGTTCCCGGAATTTTTCTAAAAAAAGTTTTCACCGTTTTTTCCAAAGCGGCACCCTCGTCCGCAGGGGTGAGTGTAAGGGGAAAACGACACTACACCCTTGCCGGAGGTGAAACAGAATGCACGAGACCGAGAACATCGTCATGACGCCGGAGGAGGAGCTGGTGGATGTCCTGCTGGACTTCATCATCGTATCCGCCACTCTGGCAAAGAAGGTCAATATGACCGTCAAGCAGAAGCAAATCAAGGAAGGAGGCACCGTCAATGGGCAAAATCAGCGAATTGGAGATAGCAATCAGCGACCTGCGAACCGCTGCGGCCACTATTAACGAGGTGGCAGACACCCTGACAGGGATTTTCAGCAGCAAGGATGCTGCCGAACCCACCGCTGCCGAAGCACCTGTCGAGGAGAAGCAGCCTCTGACCAAGGACGAGGTAAGCAACATCCTCATGGGCATCTCCCGTATCAGCAGGGCGCACAGCCAGAAGCTCCGTGACCTTATCCGTAAATACGGTGCCCACAAGCTGTCCGAGGTCGCTCCTGAACACTACGAAGCCATCCTGTCCGAAGCGGAGGTAATCAGAAATGGCGGGTAAACACGCGATCCTGTCCGCCTCCTCCTCTGAGCGGTGGATCAACTGCCCACCCTCCGCACGGCTGTGTGAGAACTACCCCGACAAGAGCAGTGATTACGCCGCCGAAGGCACCGATGCTCACACCCTCTGTGAGTTCCGGCTGAAGCAGGCCCTTGGCCTTCCCGCCAAAAACCCCATCGAGGATCTGGGTTGGTACAACGAGGAGATGGAGGAATGCGCCGCAGCCTACACCGCCTACGTGATGGAGCTGGTGGAAGCCGCCAAGCAGTCCGGCAGCACCCCCACTGTGCTGATCGAGCAGCGGGTGGACTTCTCCCGCTGGGTCGAGTCCGGCTTCGGCACCGCAGACTGCGTGGTCATCGCCGACCGTATCTTGAACATCGTGGACTACAAGCATGGTCAGGGCGTGGAGGTTTCCGCAGTGGACAACTCCCAGATGAAGCTCTACGCACTGGGTGCTCTGGAGATCATCGACTACCTCTACGACATTGAGGAGATACAGATGACCATCTTCCAGCCCCGCAAGAGCAACGTCAGCGTCTTTCGCATCACCCGCGAAGCCCTGCTGGAGTGGGCTGAAGGAGAACTGACCCGGCAGGCTAAGCTGGCCTATGAAGGCAAGGGAGCCTTCTGCTGTGGTTCGTGGTGCCGGTTCTGCAAAGCAAAGGCAGAGTGCCGTGAGCGGGCCAACGCCAACCTGGCACTTGCCCAGCTTGAGTTCCAGCTACCCGCCCTTCTGGACGATGAGGAGATCGCTGAGATCCTCGGTAAGCTGGATGACCTGGTTTCCTGGGCTACCGATGTGAAGGAATACGCTCTGCAACAGGCCATCAGCGGTAAGGCTTGGACCGGCTGGAAGCTGGTCGAAGGACGCTCCAACCGCAGATACACCAACGAGAACGCAGTCATCGCCGCTGTCTTACAGGCCGGGTACGACCCTTACGAGAAAAAGGTCCTCGGTATCACCGCTATGCAGAAAGCCCTGGGCAAGACCCGCTTTGAGGAGCTGCTTTCTCCCTACATTGAAAAGCCACAAGGCAAACCCACACTGGTGCCGGAAAGCGACAAGCGTCCGGCAATGAATACAGCCAAAAACGATTTTATGGAGGAATTTTAATATGTCTACTACTGCCAACAGAGTCACCAATCCCATGAAGGTCATCACCGGTCCCGACACCCGCTGGTCTTACGCCAATGTCTGGGAGCCCAAGTCCATCAACGGCGGTACCCCCAAGTACTCCGTCAGCCTCATCATCCCCAAGTCCGACACCAAAACGGTCGCCAAGATCAAGGCAGCAATCGAAGCTGCCTACCAGGAGGGCCAGTCCAAGCTTAAAGGCAACAGCAAGAGCGTTCCCCCTCTGTCCGCTATCAAGACCCCTCTGCGCGATGGCGACATCGAAAGACCCGATGATCCTGCCTATGCCGGAGCCTACTTCATCAACGCCAACTCCGCCACCGCCCCCGGTATCGTCGATGCTGACCGCAACCCCGTGCTGACCCGCTCCGAGGTCTACTCCGGTGTGTATGGCCGTGCCAGCATCAATCTGTACGCCTTCAACTCCAATGGCAACCGTGGTATTGCCTGCGGTCTGAACAACCTGCAGCTGATTCGTGCCGGTGAGCCTCTGGGCGGAAAGGCAAGCGCCGAGTCTGACTTCGCAACCGACGATGACGAGGACTTCCTCGCCTAATAACCATACCCCCTGGGTGGCGGAGCGATCCGCCGCCCTACTGGGGCAAAGAAAGGATGATAAATAATGACTAATTTTGAAAATTATATGCAGACCAAGCATTCGGGAAAGAAAAACGCCATCAAAAGCAAGGCGCTCGAAGGCATATTCCGTTGTAAGGGCACTGAGATTCGCCAGATGGTGAACGAACTCAGATGCCTCGGTGTTCCCATCTGCTCCTGCAACCAAGGGTACTTTTATTCCACCAACGCCTCGGATATCCAGGATACCATCAGCCATCTCGCAGGGCGCGCCAACAAAATCATAGCCGCCCATAACGGGATGGAAAAATCTTTACCGAAGGACACAGAAAGCCATGAAAAACCTGTCAATTGACATTGAAACCTACAGCGATCAGCCGCTCCCGAAGACCGGCGTGTATCGCTATGTGGAATCTCCCGTTTTCGAGATTCTGCTGTTTTCCTACAGCATCGACGGTGGGACTGTTCATGTGGTGGATCTTGCCTGTGGAGAGAAGATCCCCACCGAGGTAATCTCCGCACTGACGGACGATTCCGTTCTCAAGTGGGCATTCAATGCCACCTTTGAACGGATCTGCCTGTCCCGCTATCTGGGTTACCCCACCGGGGAGTATTTGGAGCCAGATTCCTGGCGCTGTTCCATGGTCTGGGCAGCCACAATGGGTCTGCCTCTTTCCCTGGAAGGTGTCGGCGCTGTTCTGGGACTGGAGAAGCAGAAGCTGACGGAGGGCAAAGACCTCATCAAATACTTCTGCCAACCTTGCGCCCCTACCAAAACCAACGGCCAGCGCACCCGTAACCTCCCTGCTCATGCCCCGGAGAAGTGGCTGGCCTTCAAGAAATACAACATCCGTGACGTGGAAACCGAGATGGCAATCCAGGCTCGGCTCGCCAAGTATCCCGTGCCAGACAGCATCTGGGACGAGTACCACATTGACCAGGAGATCAATGACCGAGGTGTTGCCCTGGATATGGAGCTGGTGAAACAGGCCATCGCTCTGGATGCCAGATCCCGCTCCGAATTGACTCAGGCCATGAAGGAGCTGACTGCATTGGAAAATCCCAACTCCGTGCAGCAGATGAAGCTGTGGCTGGCAGACAACGGTCTGGAGACAGACACCTTGGGCAAGAAGGCTGTGGCGGAGATGCTGAAGTCCGCCACACCGGAAATGCGGAGGGTGCTGACACTGCGGCAGCAGCTGGCCAAGTCCTCCGTGAAGAAATACCAGGCTATGGAGACTGCTGTATGTTTCGACGGTCGAGCCAGAGGTATGTTCCAGTTCTACGGAGCCAGCCGCACCGGTAGATGGGCAGGACGCATCATTCAAATGCAGAACCTTCCCCAGAATCACCTGGCCAACCTTGCCGATGCCCGTGGCCTTGTCCGGGACGGCGATTTCGATGCGGTGGATCTGTTCTTTGATGATATCCCTGATACACTCTCCCAGCTCATCCGTACCGCCTTCGTACCCAGAGACGGAGCTAAGCTGATCGTGGCGGACTTCTCTGCCATCGAGGCCCGTGTCATCGCATGGCTTGCCGGTGAGGATTGGCGGCAAAAAGTCTTTGCAGACGGCAAGGACATCTACTGCGCCTCCGCCTCCCAGATGTTTGGTGTTCCCGTGGAGAAGCACGGT